ACGCCTTTCTACGCTAAGCCATCAAGTCGCATTGCTCATTGAAGAGCGTGTTAAGGGGTAACGATGAGAGATATTTTTATTAAAGACCAACGTTTAGTGATTCTGCGCTCCCTTGTGGACGCCAGTTATGACGCCAACGAATCCATTTTAGACGATTGCCTGGCGATGTACGGCCATCATATCAGCCGAGATTTAGTGCGTAATCATTTGAGCTGGCTCGAAGAACAAGGCTTAGTCAGCATTGAGCGATTAAGCAATGGTTTTATGATTGCGACCATCACCCAGCGAGGTTTAGATGTGGCTAACGGTGAGGCGGTTGTTGAGGGCGTAAAACGCCCATTACCCAAAATTTAAACCGCATTTAAAGGAGCTTTAAATGACGGATAAAACCACCCGCGGACGCGCCAGTAAAGTGGATTTGTTGCCGCCGAATATCAAAACCCAACTGGCGATGATGTTGCGCGATAAACAATTTTCACAGGCGGAAATCTTGGAAGAGATTAACGATTTAATCCGTGATTGCGGGCTGCCGGAAAGTGCCTGTTTAAGTAAAACGGGACTCAATCGTTATGCCAGCCGAATGGAAAAAGTGGGCGCAAAAATTCGGCAAGCCCGTGAAGTGGCTGAAGTGTGGACGCGTCAATTTGGTGACATGCCGCAAACCGACATTGGTAAAACGGTAATTGAGCTGGTGAAACACCTTGCTTTTGAAATGTCGTCGCAATATGCCGAAAAAGGCATTGCCGAACCGAAAGAGTTGGCAATGTTGGCGGTCACAGTTCAACGCTTGGAGCAGGCGGAAAGTCTATCCCATAAACGTGAACAAGCAATTCGCAAAGAAATGGCGCAATTAGCGGCAGAAACTGCAGAAAAAGTGGTGGTGCAAGCAGGATTATCCGCTGACACTGTCAAAACAATTAAAGAGCAGATTTTAGGTATTGCGTAATGGCATTATTAAATAACAGACCGTTAAATGAATTATCCCCTGAATGCCAGTCATTTCTTAATGCCATTCATGCGTTTAATCCATTGGAGCTGTTACTGGGTTATCAAAAGCGTTGGATTGCAGATGAAAGCCAACTAAAAATTGCCGAGAAAACTCGGCGATGTGGCTTAACTTGGGCGGAGGCGTCAGATAATTCTTTAGCGGCAAGTACTAAGCGTAGAGATGGAGGCGATAATGTATTTTATGTGGGGTCAAACAAAGAGATGGCACGTGAATACATTGATGCTGCAGCAATGTGGTCAAAAGCATTCAACTATGCAGCAAGCGAAACGCAAGAAGAAGTCTTAACCGATGAAAAAGAAGGGAAAGATATTCTCACTTTTGTGATCCATTTTGCATCAGGTTTTAAGATTAAAGCATTATCTAGCCGACCATCAAATTTACGCGGTATGCAAGGTATTGTTGTAATTGATGAAGCTGCTTTCCATGATGATTTAGCTGCTTTGCTTAAAGCTGCTCTTGCTTTAACTATGTGGGGGTCTAAAGTCAGAATTATCTCAACACACAACGGTGCAGATAACCTATTTAATCGACTGATCCAAGATAGCCGTGCAGGTCGTAAACGTTATTCTGTTCATACAATCACTATTGAAGATGCGTGTCGTGATGGACTGTATCAACGCATTTGCCAAGTAACTAAACAAACGTGGTCGCCTGAGAAGGAAAAAGAGTGGATTGATAATCTACTCAATGATACGGCAAGCGAAGAAGATGCCCTTGAAGAGTATTTCTGTGTTCCGAAAAATTGTTCAGGTTTATGGCTTTCTCGGGCGTTAATTGAACGCCAAATGAGCGAAGACACGCCAGTTGTTCGAATGACGGCAAAAGATGGTTTTAGCCTTGTGCCAGAACCGACTCGTTATACGGAAATACAAGACTGGTGTAACAAAACGCTAAAACCTGTACTGGAAACCTTAGACGATACGCAACTACATTTTTTAGGCGAAGACTTTGCTCGTAGCGGCGATATGACTTCTTTTGTGGTATTAGCTCAACAACAAAATCTAATCAAAAGCGTCCGCTTTATTGTGGAGCTAGGCAATATGCCTTATAAGCAACAAGAGCAAATTGTACTGTTTATTCTCAAACATTTACCACGTTTTGCAGGGGCTGCCTTTGATGCTCGTGGTAATGGCGGATATTTAGCAGAGTCGGCACGTGATGAGTACAGTTCACTCATTGATTGTGTGCAATTATCTGAAAAATGGTATCGGGAACATACTGCGCCATTTAAAGCAGCATTAGAAGATGGCGAGTTAGACAGCATTCCAAAAGATGCCGATATTCTTGCTGATTTACGCTCGTTCCAAGTTGTAAAAGGCGTACCACGTATTCCTGATAAACGGACTAAAAGCAGTGATGGCAAAACCAAACGCCACGGCGACACCGCAATTTCATTACTACTTGCCCATTATGCGAGTCGTCAATTAGTACAAATGCCTATCGCTCCACTGGCACGTTGCCCACGCCGTAGCCGACAACTAACAGAAGGATATTAATTATGAGATATGTACCACTTTGCTTAATGATGTGTGCAACATTTTACCTATTTATTCACAATATGAATGGCTGGGGTTGGAGCATTTTTATTTCTTTAATTTTAGCGAGTGCAGCTTATGGCAGCGAAAAATAAAAACCTTGTAAACGAAATCGCTACCCGAGCGAGAAGTATTGATTACTGGGCATTTGGCTATTACCTGCCAAACCCCGATCCCATTCTTAAAAAAATGGGTAAAGACATCGCAGTCTATCGCGAGTTGCTTTCCGACGGTCAAGTTCGCTCAGGCGTACGCCGTCGCAAAGCAGCCATCAAAGGCTTAGAGTGGCGAATTACGACCACCAATAATGAAAAGGTGGATGCGAAAATTTCGCAAATTTTCGACCGTTTGCCGATGAACAATATCATCACGGAAATGCTCAATGCTACGCTTTACGGCTATCAAGTCAGCGAAGTAATGTGGGGCGAACGTGATGGCTTATTTGTGCCAGTGGAAATTATCGGCAAAAAACCTGAATGGTTTGTTTTTGATGACGAAAACCGCCTACGCTTTCGCACCAAAGAAAGCTGGGTAAATGGCGAGCTCTTGCCTGATGATAAGTTTTTATTGACTACCCAAGAAGCCACCCAAGACAACCCGTACGGCTTGGGCGATTTATCGCTCTGCTTTTGGGCGGCGACGTTCAAAAAAGGCGGCTTTAAATTTTGGTTGGAATTTACAGAAAAATACGGCTCACCGTGGATTATTGGTAAGCACCCAATCCAAAATAATGATACGGATAAAAACCGCCTTGCTGATCAGTTAGAAGCAATGATTGGTTCAGCCATTGCTGTTATTCCTGAAGGTAGTAGCGTCGAAATCAAAGAAGCCGCAGGTAAATCAGCCAGCACCGATGCCTTTGAAAAATTCCTGAATTTCTGCAAGGCGGAAATCAACATCGCCTTACTCGGTCAAAACCAAACCACCGAGCAAGAAAGCAACCGCGCATCAGCCACCGCTGGGCTTGAAGTCTTAGACAGCATTCGTTCGGACGACCAAGCGATTGTCGAAGCGACTTTTAATCAGCTTTTACAATGGATTGTGAAATACAATTTCAATGTAGAACAACTGCCGAGGTTTGAGTTTTACGAGCAGGAAGAAATCAACACTGCCCAAGTAGAACGTGATACCAAGCTACATTCAATGGGTGTACTTTTTACGAAAGAATACTTCCAACGTGAATATGGCTTTGAAGATGGCGATATTACGGTGCAAACAGAGACAGAAAATGCAGTCACAAACCCGCAAGTTTCTGAGTTTGCTGAACCCAACCACCAAGGCTTACACCCGATTGCTGCTGGCATTATTGAACAGCTAGAAATTGAAGGCGAAAGCCACGTGGACGATTGGCTTCAATCCATTAAAGACCAACTGGGGCAAGCCGAAAGCCTAGAAGATTTTCGCAACCAACTCGACAGTTTAATCCCTGAATTGAGCTTTGCGGAATATGGCGAGTTGTTGGCGTGGGGTTCGACCGTTGCCGAATTGGCAGGTCGCCAGTCGGTAAATGATGAGCGTAAGGCAAAAGGCGATGAGTAAATTTACCTTTGAAAACCAAGCCAAATACTTTGAGAAAAAACTCAACCTTAAAACCAACAGCTATTTGGATATTTTGGGCGAAGAACACGACTATTTTTTCGTGGTTGCTGGAGCGAACCGCAACGAAGTGCTAACCGAATTTCGCCAAGCAATCGATGAGGCAATTCTTAACGGTGAAACTTTGGAAAGTTTCCGCAAGCGTTTTGATGAAATCGTGGCAAAAACCGGCTGGGAATATAACGGCGGTCGCAACTGGCGAACACGGATTATTTACGACACCAACGTTTATAGCTCGTATAACCGAGGACGATTACAACAGCACCTAGAGCTTGCTGAAAATATGCCCTATTGGGAATATCAACACAACGATAATGCTCACCCACGTTTGGAACATATGGCGTGGGACGGTTTAGTGTTGCGTTATGACGACCCGTGGTGGCGTTATCATTACCCTGTGAAAGCCTACGGTTGTCACTGCACCGTGATTGCCCACGATGAGATGGACTTAGACCACTACGGCAAAAAGCTCGGCACCGCACCACCTGTTGAAATGGAACAGAAAACCGTGGGCATTCGTTCTGGCAATCCACGCACGGTAACTATTCCCAAAGGCACGGACGTGGGCTTCACACCCCATAACTTTGAGAATATCAAAGCAGGCAGAAATACCAGTATTGACAGCGTGCTAATGCAAAAGCTCGTTACTGCCGAGCCGAAGTTCGCGAGTTTGCTCGTAGAAAACATTTTGCAACGACCGCAAGCGGTGGCGATGTTAAATTTGGCAATGAAAGATATGGTGGATAAGGTTGCCGTTGAGAAAGTGGCCCGTGGCTCAATGAAATATGTGGGCGTTGTGCCACCTGATGTCATCACCAAACTTGAAGCAAAAGAACTCTCACCGCAAACGGCAGTCATTGCTGTACGTGATGAAGATGTGTTGCACGCTTTGCGTGATACAAAACAAGGCAAAGGCATTAACTTGCCTATTGAGTTTTGGGAGAATTTACCCGAAAAGTTACGTAGCCCAACGGCTATTTTGCTTGATACAACTCAGGCTAAGAATGCTTTGATTTTTGTTTATGATGATGACGCTGGCAAAGTGTTAGTGACAATGGACTATTCAGTCAAAATCAAAGACCCTATTTCAAAAACGAAACAGCGTGCAGAATTGAATATTGTAAAAACAGGTGGCTTAATTACGCAGGAAAATGAGTGGAAAAATTTGAAAAATGCGTATGAGATTTTGTGGGGAGAATTATAGCACACGGTGGTTTGCCTGATTCGAACAGGATCATACGGGCGAAACCGCAACCTTTCCAGTAGGAAACCCCCACCGTGTTTTCCACTATACGCCACTCAAATTTGAAAGGCAATACTATGATTAAAATTACTTTAGACGACACGCAAGCAGTCAAATCTTTAAGAGAAATTGCAAGCCAACTGCAAAAACCACGCCGTTTATATGGCATTTTAGGTGAAACTTTAAAGAAAATCCACACCGACCGTTTTAAGGCAGAAACCGACCCCGAAGATAAGAAGTGGAAACGGCTTTCAGACCGCACGCTTGCACTCAAACGCAAGCGTGGTAAATCTACCAAGATTTTGCGTCAAGATGGTTACCTTGCAGATAAGACTGCTTACAATGTCAGTAATGACAGTGTTGAATTTGGTTCGCAAGAAATCTACGCAAGGTTACATCAATTTGGTGGTAAAGCTGGGCGTAGTAAAAAAGTAAACATTCCGGCTCGCCCGTGGCTCGGCGCAGGTGAGAAAGACGAGCAATTACTATTACGCAAAGCAGAGTGGCATTTAAGCCAAATTATCAGTCGAATGGGGAGATAATCCCCAAAAATCAAAAATAACGCATAAAACCGCCTACGTGGCGTTTTTGTGTTAATTAAATGAATTTATCATTTTAAAAAATTTAAACGCTATAAAAACGATTTAAACGGCATTTAAACGGTATTGTAGTTCATTTTAAATATCCATTCCTCTATACCTCATTTCAAAACTTTAAACGACTTTAAAAGCGGTTTTCTCACCGACTAATTATTATTGCCCCATAACGGAGGCAATATGACCCAAATCGAAATTTTCAAAGCAGGTAAACGATACGATGCCAAAGGAAAGCTCATCGAAATTACCGTCGACCAACTTAAACAAACCGTCGAAACCTACAACCCAGAATTTCACGAAGCACCGTTGGTGATCGGGCACCCAAAAGCCAATAACCCGGCATGGGGCTGGGTGAAAGGCTTAAGCCTTGACGGTGATGTACTGAAAGCCGATGTGGATAAAGTGGACGCCGAATTTGCCGAAATGGTGAAAAGCGGCAAATTCAAAAAAGTTTCTGCGGCATTTTATCTGCCGGACAGCCCGAATAATCCGCACAAAGGCGTACTGTCACTGCGCCACGTGG